ATGAGTGACGAAGAAGGTATTAAATTGGAGCATGTAGTTATCGTTGTTCTGGGTTTGTTTGTTATCTTTTTAGTAGTAAAATTCTTAAGTGCGCTAATCGTATTGGTCCCATTGACCCTGGTTCTCGTTTACACCAGCCCCCGTATTGGTCTGATCATTTCCGGTTCCGTAGGATTTGTAGGTCTGGTTGCAGGCTCTCTGATACCAGATCTATGGTTCGTTCAAGGAACTCAGGACTCAATCAGCTTCGCTGCTAAGATGGCATTAGGTGGTGTCGTAGTTACCATTGCGTCTTTCTGGTCATTGAAAAACCCAACCAAGTGGCAAGGTTGGCAACAGAGAATAGTCACCGCAATCGATCGAGTGCTAAAAAAAATAGGGTTCATTTCTGATGAAAAACCAGATTGATTGATGACTCAGTCGCTCGCAAATGCCCGCCACACTTGCTTATGCCAAGCCTCCCCCGCCAGAAAGCACAGATCATATAAGCTAACTGATGACGCCTCGCGCCCGCATGTCAGCCGCTTGAGAACCTCCGGCGCCAGATAGGCAAGCCGTAACTGGCGGCTGACGTGCCGTTCGGCAAGTCCGACGGCCTCCGCCAGTTCCTGTATCGTCGCAAACTCTCCAGCCTCCATCCGCCGCCTCCACCCCCATGCTCGACCGATGGCGCGCAAGATGTGCGGATCTTGAGTGTGCTCCTCGCTGGGGTGGTAATCTGTAGGCGGCAAGATCTTTGGCCGCCCATTTTTCCTTCGTACCTTGAGTGGAACGAACACTTGAATGGTATCTTCCGTACTCATTATTCGGCTGCCTCTGATTTGCGTGGCGTCATTAATTCACGCATCACGCCGGCAATTCCGTCGGTGCGAAGGTCGATAGCTAGGCCATCAGCAATCACCGTGACGCGCTGGACAAGCAACTGAATGATGCGTGCCTGCTCGCTTGGAAAGAGTTGCTCCCATAACTGCTGAAACTCTTGCAACGCGGAAATGACTTCAGCTTCAGGTATGTCGTCTCGGTCCAACGTTGCAATGACTTGAGCCGTGGTCTCAGGTGTTCGCAATACTCGGCGCATTTCAGTGATGACAGCCGCTTCAACGGTGTCTGCTGGTAAACGGCGTGGGATGCCGTCCTCAGGCGCTTCTCGGTTTCTCAGAAGATCCATGGAAACGTAATATCGATATCTTCGTGAACCTTTCTTTGTGCTGGAGGGGGTCATGGCTGCGCCTGTGGCGGTGAAGAGCAATCCCTTGAGCAGCGCAGGCGTTTGCGTCCGACTGTTGTTGGCCCGCTTTCGAGGGCTTTCTTGTAGAATGTCATGAACCTGTTCCCAAAGCCGGAGGTCAATGATTGCCTCGTGCTCACCTGGGTATGATTGGCCTTTATGAACGGCTTCTCCTCGGTAGACCCGGTTGTTTAGGATCCGGTAGATATAACCTTTGTCTGCGAGGGTGCCCTGCTTCGTATGGAGACCTTCGGCGCGTAGTTGGCGCGCCAAAACTGTAGCAGAGCCAATCTCAACAAAACGGTGGTAAATCTCTCGTACCTTGGCAGCTTCCTCTTCATTTACCACCAGTTTGCGGTCGACGACATCATAGCCGAGAGGCACATAGCCGCCCATCCACATGCCTTTCATGCGCGAGGCTTTTACCTTGTCGCGAATACGTTCGGCAGTGACCTCCCGTTCGAACTGGGCGAAGCTCAGTAGGATGTTCAACGTCAACCGTCCCATGGAGGTGGTCGTATTGAACGACTGGGTGACGGAGACAAAAGTTACGCCGTTCCGGTCAAAGACTTCGACCAGCTTAGAAAAATCCATGAGCGAACGGCTGAGGCGGTCGATTTTGTAAACAACGACCACATCGACCAATCCGTCCTCAATGTCAGTTAGCAACTGCTGGAGGCCTGGGCGTTCCAAGGTGCCGCCGGATATGCCACCATCATCATATTTATCGCGCACCAAGGCCCAGCCTTCGGAGCGCTGGCTTGCAATGTAAGCCTCACAGGCTTCCCGCTGTGCATGAAGCGAGTTGAACTCCTGCTCAAGACCTTCCTCGCTCGATTTGCGGGTGTAGATGGCGCAGCGCAAGCGACGTTTTGGTTTCGATGTCATATCGTTCATACTTCCCCTCGCTTCCGCTCGCGCAGGCCAAAAAAGCGATAGCCATTCCAGCGGGTTCCCGTAATTGTTCGTGCGACTGCTGAGAGCGACTTGTAGCGTTGGCCGCGCCATTCAAATCCGTCTCTCAGGACTGTCACTGTATGTGCCTCGCCGTTCCATTCTCGGATGAGTTTTGTCCCGACTACCGGGTTCCGAGGATCAGAAATTTGGGATTTACGCTTCAGCGTGCCTTCGACTTCATCGGCCAGTAGGTCCAAAACGCGGCGTGTTTGCTTGTCGGGTCCTCCATAGGTCAGTTCTTGGATGCGATAAGCCAACCGGCTTTCCAGGAACCTGCGGCTATTGTTCGGGGCAGGGGTGTTGAAAAGTACCTGCCACTCGCTCTTCAGTTCATTGACAGACAGGGTTTTCAAAGCGGCCAGGCGCGCTAAAATCGGATCGTGTGTGGTCATGCAGATCTCCTCTGAGTTGGAGTTGCAGTACCGCTCTGTTCGAACGGGAAGTGTAGCGAACTATCTCTTGTATTTTGAGATAATTGGTCTGCTTCCTGATTATTGAGGCGAGCCACGGCTATTGCCAGCAGACCATATAGCTCGGTCAGGCGTTCATGCGCTGTCATGCGGTCAGGGTTGAGGGGGTTAGGTTTATTCATGCCACGCTCCGAGGTAGATCTTTCAGGATCGCTGTTTTGATTGCCGTGTGGTTCCAGTGGAAATTTAGGTGGCAATTAGCGGCGTATTTGGACATGCCGAAGTCAAGTCCACAGGCGGTGAGGCCGGCTTTGTGCAGAAGCTCGACCTGGCGCAGGCTGGCAGGATCGTTGATCCAGCGTTTGCTCTTTGCGGCTGCGCTGCTGGTCTCAGTTTCTCGGAGGAAGTCATCTGCTGCTGAGAGCGCCTGAATTCGGGTTCCTACAGCCAGAGCGCGGATGTGCTTACGTTTTGGACGGCCGAGCGCGTGCCAAAGCGTTCCATCATGGAATACGCCCGCCCATCCTTCAAAGCCACTGGCCATAAGCGCTAGACCGTCTCCGTACAGATCGACCCAGGAAAACGGCGAGCGATCGAGCAGGGCAATCTCTGTCATCTCGAACGAGGTGAGAACCTGCGCTTCACTGACCGCGCGGGCAAATTCATGGCCACAAAAATCGCATATTGAGGCGCCAAGGGGCAGTTCTGCCTCGCAAGACGGACAGGTTTTCCAAGGCTGTGCACCTGCGGGGGCTTCATCCTCATCGAGCGAGATGTCTTGTTCTAAAGAGCCATGCCGAAGGGCCGCGCCGGCAAAGTCGAGCACGATACAGTCGGTCTTGATGATGCCGGGGTAGCGCTCTGGATCGACGCGGCGGAGACCGCGGCCGACGGCTTGGATGAATGTCCCCTTGTGAAGCATTGGACGCAGGATGCCAATGCACCCTACAGGCTGGCTGTCGAAGCCTTCTGTGAGAACCATGCAGTTGGCAAGAACCTGAATGTCCCCGCGATCAAAGCGTGCGATGAGATCGCTGCGCTCAGAACCTGCCATGTCTCCGGAGATGACAGCCGCGGAAATGCCCTCTGCCATGAAGGCCTCTGCCACGGCTTCGGCATGTGCAACGGTGGCGCAGAAAAAGATCGTAGGCCGGTCAGATGCTTTGTCTTTCCAATGCTCAACCACAGCTTCGTTCAGGACAGACCTGTTCAAGACCTTGTCCGCTTGGCGCATGTCATAGTCACCTGCCGTGCTGGTAAGTCCTGCCAATTCGTCATCGACGCCAAGGTCGATGGTGAAGGTGCGCGGCGGCACTAGAAGTCCACGGGCAATCAGCGTGCCGATCCGTAGATGATAGCCGACATTGTTGAAGGTGCGGCGCAGACTGCGCCCGTCACCGCGTCCTGGGGTAGCGGAGAGGCCAAGCAGTTTTGCCTGCGGGTTTAAGGCGCGAACATGGTCAATGATGGACTGATAACTGGTTGCAGCGGCGCGGTGGCACTCATCAACAATGACGTGAGAGACTGCCGACATCGCGTCGCGCCTGTTGGCCCGCGCTAGTGTTTGCACGCTCCCGAAAACAAGCTGTCCGTCCCAGTCATCGCGCTCTGCTTTGACAACGGATGAGGGCAGGCCTGAGATACGGGAAATCGCAACGCGGTTTTGTTCGATGAGTTCATCGGTGTGTTGGAGGACGAGCACCTTTGCATTGCGCTGGCGCTCTGCTTCTTCCGCGACAAAGAAGCCGGCGATGGCCGTCTTTCCAGCGCCCGTCGGCAAAACCAACATTGTGTTGCCATGCTCTGATGTGCGGTCATGGGCGGCGTTAACCGCCGCCCTTTGATAATCACGTGGGATCATGCGTGCCTCCTTTAGCGTGCCCAGAAGGGTGCGCCGCCGTCAGAGGCAGTATCAGATCCAGCATAGGGGTCTTGTACCACGCCACCGCTGTAGCCTTGTGGAGCAGTCGAAGGCAGTTGGGCCGGCGCCGTGTGGCCACCCATAACTTCGGTATATTGGCGATGCTCTGGCCCTACAGCGGCCTTGATAACATTGCGTCCAGGCTCGTCAGGCTCGTCACGGTTCTTTTCGATGCCGATCTTGGCTACAAAATCTAAGCTGTTGAGATCGCCCAGGCTTCGGATCAGACGAGCTGCGCGCGCGGCCTCGGATTGATCATTGGCCTTGATGCCGCGCGCCGACTCCAGAATGCCCCGAATAAGCGCGCGCCCGCGGTTGGCATATTTGTCGACGCCACTGGCATCCACGTCTTTGCCGCGAAAGCCAATGCGCGTGTAAATTCGGCGACGCGCAAATGGGCCCTCCATCACGATTGCGTCTGTGTTGAGGTACTGCGCGGCGCTTGCCTGGCTTTGGGTCAACCAACCTTCTGGGCCAGCGCCACCGGGGCGGATGGTTAGAGTAACTTTTACAAGGGTATTGGCCGGGATGAGGTCGAACGCGGCGTCTTGGGCATCGGCGCCATTGAAATCCATATCACTTGCCATTGTTTATGCTCCTTGCGTCTGTGTTGGGGTGGGAATGGCGTCGACCTCGGACGGCATGTCGAAGGTCAAGGCGCGTGCATTTGTGGTGGGCTGACCGTTTCGGATCTTCGACATCAGACGCCCGAGATGGGGCTCTTCAATCGTACCTAAGCGCCCGCTGCGATCTTTGGCGGGATAGCCGTAGGGGTTGATCGTGGTGCAGACGAAGGCTCGGTACGCCTTGCCCTCTGTGGGTTGGATTTCGGTGAGGGTAATGACCTCATCGACGATCCCCGGCAGTTCGAGGCCGGTTTTGGACCCTTCGACTTGCAGCGCAAAATAGGGCTTTCCGAAATCATCGATTTTTTTGTCGAGCAAACCAACGAGCCAGATGTTTTTGCGCGGCGTATGCTGGAGGTGTGTCAACCAGCCGATCATTTCCTGGCCAAGCAGGCCGTAGGCGCCACGCAGGTCGAGCTTGCCGTTGCGATCGGATTGCACCTGCGGCTGGCCTTTGCACCACTGCATGCAGATGCGGGAGGCGACAGAAATCGAATCCACGAAGATCGTGTCGTATTTGTCGAGCAGGCTCGGATCGCCAAACAGGCGACACACCCGCTCATAGTCGTTCTGGCTATAGGCCTGATCGTCCCGCATTGCCGGGTTGGGGCCACCAATCCAGGCTGCGAGATCACGGGCGCGCTCCCAATCACGAACACGGACCTCGTCGCCCGGCCAGCCTTGGACGGCGAGTTCGCCGGCCTCAAGGTTTACAAAAAGCGTGCGGTCTGCATCGAGGGACCAAAGCTGGCTGGTTTTGCCAATCCCGGAAATTCCGGTCAAGACACCTTTGATGCCGCGGGTTTCTTTCAAACGCTCATCGGCTGTGATGATGCGAAACGATGTGGGTGCGGTTGAACTGTTCATTGACGTGCCTCCAATTCCTGGGTGGCGGCGGTCACAGCAATATCGGCGCCCAATGCCCCCTGTTTGCGGGCCATCGTGATGATTTCTTCGAGGGCCATGATTTTCTGACCAATCGCGCGGCGTTCCTGCTCCAAGGGCAAAAGCGCGAAAGCGATTTGATCTAGAGTGGCGCGCTCAATGGGCAGATTGCGGGCGAGCCTGCCGCCAATGGGGGGGACCGCGATCGTGTCGGGAAGAGCGCTGAGCCAGTTCGACTGGCGGAGTTTTTTCAGAGGTGATGTGAACATCGTCCAGCTCCTGTTTCGTCATGCTCCGGGGTGGTCATAGGGGTTGCAACTGCCGGGCCCGACGCCGCCCTGGAGCTTGCGGTCGAGGTGTTTCCTCAAGGGTTTTGCATTCCCCCGAAGGCCCGGCATGTCTTTGAATGTCTCTTGGCTCTACTTACCGACGCGGGGTGCAAACTGTCGGGGCGCTGCCTCGAAATACCCGTCGAGACCCATGGCAATGGCAGCTTTCCGGATGACGCTGAGGCGCTCGTAGATCGTGCTGCGGTGAAGGCCTAAATTACGCGCTGCATCTGCCACCGATCCTTGGCTTACAGCGATCGCGATACGGCGCGAGGTGGGGCACAGGGAGGCGAGGAACTTGGCCACATCGGATTTTAGGTCTGCACCATGCGCAGCGGCAAAATCATCTGCGCCAAAGAGAGGGGATGTCTCGCTGAGCGTATCGGCAAGTGTGAGACCCTCTTGGCCATTATGGGTAAGGATTGGGGTTTCAAAAGATTGCGTCTTGCGGCTGGCCTTTGAGGCCTGGCTAATTCGTGCGAGATCCGAGATCCGGTTTTTTATGATGCGATCGACAAATGTGTCGAAACAAGCACGTTCGGGGTCGAACAGGTCTGCGCGACGCAGAACCTCCTCCCTTAATTCCTGTGCGATGTCTTCGGCATCAAGACCGGGCGCTGCGCCAGAATACGCCAGGCGCGCGGCGCGGATGTTGATATTGCGATTGATGCGGGATGCGGGGTCAATCAGTGCGTTGAGATGCTCCATAGCATTCGCCTTTGTCCAGGTGGACGGGCTCGAGGGCCCGAATACCCGGCTCCGGCGAAATTTCGTCAGAAGGCCTGTTTAAGCGTGTTGAAAATGGAAGAAGCCGCAGAAATCAGTGTGATTTCAGCGGCTTGAGAGCGGAAAATATTTTGAGTTTTTTCGCTGGGCCTCAGCGAAATTTCGTTGAGATTTGTCCCTGGCGGCCCTGGCGGCCCTGGCGGAGTTCGTCTGCACTTAGGACGAATTGAGTGATGTATTCGCCTTTCACGACCGGAATTGGGTCAAAATCAAGCCCGAAGGCTTTCTTCAAGGCCTTCGAGAGGGCCTGCTTGTTTTTCTGCAGGAGTTGCGTGTCCTTTGGGTTGTTGCAATGCACTGCGTGCCGTCCATTTTGGATGCCAAGTGCCAAGAAGAACTTCCAGGCTTCCTTGAATGCAGTTTCCTGCGTCTTGGTGTTGCGCAAGCCAAAGGCATCAGGCTCAAAGGCTCGGGTTACACCGCCAACGGAAACGTTGATCCAGGCTACGGCCGTGAAGCGGATCGTCATGTCTTCCCATCTCGTGCCAGGAGGTAGATCCCATACGCGCTGAGGACCTTTTGCTTGCGTGGCAATATCATACATCTGTTCAAGCAAGTTCTGCATGATGGCATTACCTTGTGGGGTTAGAGCAAACTTGCCGGGTCCGCGGGCTATCACGGAGATGTCGAGCGGTAAGACAGTCACGCCCCAGCGCCTCAATGGCTCTGACATGGCGTCTGGAAGTGATCCCGTTCTCGGGCAAAGCAGAACGCTTGGCGTAGGGGTTTCTAAAATCTCGTCCAAATCTTTAGGACCGTGCGATGGCGTCGACCCCGGGATGCATAGAAAAACTGGCACACCCAATCCGGCCGCGCGTTCGCGTGTACCCAATCGCACGATCAATGATGGGACTTTCTGTTGGGGCAGGGGCGACAGTTCAAACGCGGCGACCAGAGCGGCTGCGAATTTTCGTATGTCCAGCGCATGGATACGGATCGCATCGATGGACACATCAAGCGTCTTGCAGGATTTGGGGCTGTCGCCACAAACGGCGCTCGCTGTGCCATCGCCGTGTTGAACCACTCGCCTTGGGCAGCCGGCGGCGCCAGGATTGGGACAGGCAAGGGAAGCCGCCAATTTACCCGTTGTGGGCAAAAACGGGGCGACCGCTTTCCACTCATCGCTTAGTCGCAGGTCCCAGCCGTGGCGGGAAGAGCCGTTGTCGCTCAGTTCATCAAGCGCTTTCCAGAACTTCGAAATCATCATCGCCCTCGGCCTCACTTGTTAGGTTCCAGAAGCCTCGGGCTTTGAGCCACTTCTCAATCAGGCTGGTATCGGCGTCGCGTTCATAGCGTGCAACGTTTACCGGGCGGATCATCACGGAACGCTCTTTCTTCTCTCCCTCAAACCCGACCTTGAATTTCGCATAAGTGAGCCGCCCGAAGCGCAAACGGGCCGCCCAGTCATCGCCATAGGTGTCAAAGAGATCATCCGATCGGCGGGATTCATATTCAGGGACTTTTCCGTCCCATAGGCGTCCGAATTCGACCAATCGCACCCGAGACAGGCCGGGGATGTCATCACAGACCAAGGAGGCAGGCCCATGATCTATGAGTGGCTGCAAGTTGTAGCGTTCAGCCAACTCAAAATGTGTAGCATCCCCAAATAAAACTGCACCAATCGTTTCAAGATATAGCTCGCGCTCGCCTTTGGTCCCTGCGTTGACGCCAATTTCGTTGACCTCGGCGTCATAAATCAGAACGTCGTCCTTTTGGGGGCGGTAAAAGGCGATACTGTCTTTGCCATCCTCTTTGTGCTCCCCTTCGCGGCGCATTGGCATGCCATGACGGATCAAAATCCAGATGCGGCTTTCATGCGGAAAAACGAACACGCGTGACCCACGGCCCCTGCGCTTTTTTTCGAACCAAGGATCCATCAAAGCCTCCATCTCACGGCATTGCGCCTCGGAGATTGTCAGGCCTATGCCCGACGTGACGGTTTTGGTGTGTTGCCCCGCGAAATAGGTAAAGTTCGAGCGATTGAACGCGACGGTTTCTGCGTGTTGGCGTTCGAGGAGATCGGGCTTGGCGAGCCAGATCTGAACAGCGACATCAGCAGGCGTGCTTTTCTCATCGTGCTCGATCTCTAGGCCAGCTGTTTCCGCTCGTTCGATGAGCTCTTCCATCGGCTCATGGCTTGCCGTTTCGTGCACGTAATAGAGCGCGTTCACCATACCTTCGGGGGCATCTTGGTCGGGGTTCATCAGAATGCTGGCGATGGTATCAAACGGCATGTCCGAGGTGCCTGCAGTAGCCAGGTCGAGGCCTCGGCCGATAAAGTAATCCGACCATGCTGATAAAAATAGAATGAGGCGATCCGGGGCGATTTCCTTTAGCCGAGACGGGTTGGTGAATACACGTGGGTTGAATGCGGCCATGAGCACTTTTCCTTTTCTACGGGGTGTTCTGCGCCGGCGAATCGGACTTTGCACAGGCAGTAGTCACATCTTACGTGGCTCTCGTTTTGTGTCCATATGTTGTTTTTTGATTGTTGAAAATACAACATATAGTGTTTATGCGCTGTTTGTGACGGCATTTTGGAAATCCAACCACATTTGGATGTTCCTGTAATGTTCTAATCCGACATTTTGTGGGTCTCATCGGTAAGTGAGGAAGGTCCCCCTGGAGATCTTCTCGATGAAAACAGACTGCATATCTTTGCTCTTGCCAGAGCATTTTGTCCTTCCAGTTACGGAGGGCGCCTATGATTGATCCTAATGACCGCGAGCGCAAAGCGCTGACGCAGGCCATGAAATCCATGGGCCTCCTCATGGACGAAATCGGCTGGTCCACCCGCTTCAAAGACCTCACGGCCATGCAGGCCGGAAAGCTGGCTGAAGCAGCCGTTGATGGTTTCCAAGCAAGCCTCTTGGCCTCGGCGCCACGCATGACCTCGGAGGTACCGTTTTGACCGACGCCTTCCTGGATTTTAATCACCGCGAACAGTCCCTGAGCTTTGCTGAGGGCGTTAACGCGCTCATTGATCAAGCGCTTGTCATGGAAAATGACGCGCGGCCAACCCGCGATTATCTTGGCGGCAGTCGTTTGGGCGATGCTTGTGCGAGGCGCCTACAATACGAATACCTAAAGACCCCCGAGGATGAGGGTGGCGGATTTTCGGGGCAGTCGCTTCGGATCTTCGCGCTTGGTCATGTGCTGGAAGACCTCGCGATTGAATGGCTGCGCAAGGCGGGCTTCGATCTACGTACGCGCAATAGGCATGGCGATCAGTTTGGGTTTTCTGTGGCCGGCGGGCGGGTCAAAGGGCATGCCGACGGTGTAGTTGTCGCCGCACCAAACAGCATGGCTGTGCCTGCGCTTTGGGAATGCAAATCGGCCAATGCCAAGAACTGGCGCGCCATCGAAAAACATGGGGTGGTCAAGGCCAAGCCCATCTATGCGGCTCAGATTGCCCTCTATCAGGCTTATCTCGGACTGACGGAGACGCCGGCGCTCTTTACGGCGATCAACAAAGACACCTGTGAGATTTGGCACGAGTTAGTCCCCTTTGATGGGGCGCTTGCGCAGGCCTCCAGCGATAAGGCTGTAAACATCTTGCGCGCCTGCGATGCGGGTGAGCAATTGCCGCGCCACACGAGCGATCCTGAGCATTTTGAATGTCGGTTCTGTGCTTACACCTCGAGGTGCTGGGCATGACCGATCATGTGCAAACAGTTGATGTGGCTGAGCCTGTTGTACCGGACGCGAATACGATCGCGCTCTATGCGGATGTGGTATTTGGTTATTGCGAGTTCCTCGCACCTGTTCGGGCTCTGGCGGAGAAGGGCGCCCTCGACGCGCCACCACATACGCCATTCCTGCCAGTGGATGGTGATCTTGGGGTCAAGCTCGCCCATCAGGCGGACTGGGCCGCGCAAACGGGGATGGCGCTCTTTGTCGTGCCGGGCACAGTTCACGAGGCGGGCGCTGCACGCTCTGAGCATATTGCGCAGATGCAGGTTGTCTTGGTCGACATTGATCACGGCGATATAGCGGCAAAACGTAGCCATTTGATCCAGCACCTCGGCACGCCAACGCTCGAAGTGGCTTCAGGTGGTGTAACACCCGAGGGGCAGGATAAGCTCCACCTCTACTGGCGGCTAACAGAACCTGCTGAAGGGGAGGACATCGCCCGGGTCTGCCGGGCGCGTCAGATGATTGCCGCCAAGGTCGGTGGCGATCCCTCATTCAAATCTGCACATCAGCCTATTCGTGTGGCGGGGTCCGTTCATGCGAAGTCTGGTGTCAAACGGCTTGTTTCTATCCTCGATTATCGCCCCGTTGATTTTGACCTTGGGGAACTGGCGGAGGCCATCTTCGCTATGCCGCCAATGGAGGGCCTTGCTGCCGAGGAGCTGGATTTCACTGCCGCCCCCGGAGAGCGCGGCAGTGTTCCTGAGCTCTTCGCCAAACCCGTTCGAGAAGGTGGGGTGGATGGCACGACCCGCTTTGACGCACTCTCACGCGTCATCGGGTATTGGATCCGTCGAAGCCGGGAAGGGCATGTTACGCCTGCGGAATCCTGGGCGGAGATCGTTGCCTATAATGACGCGCGAATTGATCCTCCTTGGGCAGAACTCCGACTGAGGCAAGAGGCCGAACGCCTTTGGCGGCTGGATCAAACCCGCAATGGGGACATTCCCGATGAAGAAGTCCTAGAGCCTGAAACTGGTTACGGTGGAGGCAATGGGTCGGGTAATGAGGGCCCAACCCCTGTACGGTTCTCAGAGGATGCCCTGGCATCGACGTTCGCAGCCGAACATTCTGATGCTTGGCGCTATGTTGCGGGCTGGGGCCAATGGTTGACTTGGACAGGCCGTATCTGGAAGCGCGAGGACACGCTGCAGGCCTTTGATCTGGCACGCCAAGTCTGTCGGGCGGCGGCCGTGCGCTCGCCGTCCTCAAAAGTGCGCACGAAGCTCTCCGCCGCTTCGACGGTTGCAGCTGTTGAACGCTTGGCCCGCAGTGATCGTCGCCATGCCACGACAACCGACATATGGGATCGAGACCCTTGGCTCTTCAACACAACAGCTGGGGTGCTTGATCTGCGCAGCGGGCAATCGCAACCCCATGACCAATCGCTTTGCATTACAAAGATCGCGGCTGCAGCACCAAATGGCAGCTGCCCGACATGGCTCACTTTCCTGGATACGGTCACGGGCGGTGACACCGAGTTACAATCCTACCTGCAGCGTATGGCGGGCTACTGCCTCACCGGCGTCACCAGCGAGCACGCTCTCTTCTTCCTCTACGGTACAGGGGCCAACGGGAAATCTGTCTTTGCCAATACACTGACGGAAATCCTTGGCGACTACGCCACTGTCGCGCCAATGGACATGTTCATGGCGAGCCATGGCGATAGGCATCCGACCGATATGGCAGGGCTGCGGGGTGCACGCGTGGTCACGTCCATTGAGACCGAACAAGGTAGCCGGTGGGCCGAAAGCAAGCTCAAAGCGCTGACTGGTGGCGACAAGATCACCGCCCGCTTTATGCGACAGGATTTCTTTGAGTTCATACCGCAATTCAAGCTGCTGATCGTTGGCAACCACAAACCCACCATTCGCAATGTGGATGAGGCAATGAAGCGCCGCCTGCACATGGTGCCTTTTACTGTCACCATCCCCGCTGCAAAGCGCGACAAGCGCCTGCCTGACCGACTTCTGGCCGAACGGGACGGCATCCTCGCCTGGGCGCTGCAGGGCTGTCTCGAGTGGCAAGAGCATGGGCTACGCCCGCCGTCTGCCGTGATGGCCGCTACAGAGGATTACTTTGAGGCGGAGGACGCGCTTGGCCGCTGGATCGAGGAGCGCTGCGAGACTGGCAACAAGTCTTTCTGGGCAGGCTCCACAGAGCTCTTCAACAGTTGGAAGGCGTGGGCCGAGGCCAACGGCGAATATGCGGGATCGATGAAGCGTTTTTCCGAGACGCTGAGCGCCAAGGGGTTCACCCGCGAAAACACCCGTAAGGCCCGTGGCTTCCTCGGAATCAAGCTGTGTCACAACAACTCTGACCTATTCGAAGGAGATTACAATGAGCAATAAAATAAAGACTGCGACGGATGCGACGGGTTCCCCCTATATAGGTGTCACGCGCGCGCATGCGCGCAGGTGTAACGGTGATAGTGAACTATCCGTTGCATCCGTCGCACCCTCTACGCAGGCCACATCGATCCTCGCCCTAGACCTCGGCACCACGACCGGCTGGGCGCTGCGCGGCTTCGATAGCCTGATCACAAGTGGCACAGTGAGCTTCAAGCCTGGGCGCTATGACGGCGGTGGAATGCGCTACCTCCGCTTTACCAACTGGCTCACTGAGGTTGATCGTCTGTCTGGTCCGATTGAGGCGATCTATTTTGAAGAAGTGCGCCGGCACCTTGGGACAGATGCAGCGCATGTTTATGGCGGTCTCATGGCAACGCTCGAAACCTGGGCCGAACTACGTGGCGTGCCTTATCAGGGCGTGCCTGTAGGTACTATCAAGCGCCACGCCACAGGCAAGGGCAATGCCCCAAAGCAGGCCATGATTGCAGCAGCTCAGGCACGTGGCTACAGCCCGGCAGACGATAACGAGGCGGACGCTATCGCAATCCTTCACTGGGCATTGGAGACCCAAGGTGGTGTCGCATGAACGCCGTACTACTCGAAAAGGCGGCTGCCGTCCTAGAGGAACGTGGGCACGCCTACGGTTTAGCTGATACGGCCTTTGAAGCCATTGCGGCTCGCTGGACGCTCACTCTTGGGTGTCTGGTATCGCCGGCTCAGGTTGTTCTGTGCATGATTGATCTTAAACTCGTCCGTTTGGCGCATGATCAGGCCCATGAGGACAGCCTGATCGACGTCATCGGCTACGCGGCCCTTTTTCCGGAGGTGTCCCGATGAAATCCATGCGGTGGCATCCTCCGGGTTTTGGCGGCGGTCGCCGAGGGCCTGATCAGGTGAAACGCGATGGCTGGCGTGAGACAGGCCTTCTGGCCGTTAGCGTCGATGATGACCGTCTAACCTGGCCCGAGCGTGAACTTGTGCAACAGCTTGGTGAAAAGCTTTACGGCAAGAGGAACAAGGAGACGTCCCGATGAGTGCCTGGACACCAAAACTGGTGGAGGCCCGTCTGTCGGAAGCGGCTTTCGTTCTCAAGCGCCTGCCAGCGCCTCGGCTTTCGGGGTATTTCAGCACCTGGCCTGACGTGGTGCAAAGCTTTGCTGACAAGGTAGGTCAGGAACCCAAGCCCATGCGTGTGCTGCCTTCGCCTGCCTCCATTAGCCGAATGGAGGAGACACTCACCTGGACCGCAGGGCTAGAACCCATTGATGGCCAGATTGTCTGGTTGCGCGCATATGGTCATCGCTGGCGCGACGTGTGCCGGATGGTGGGGCTGCAGCGATCTTCAGCGCACTATCACTGGGTCTATGGCCTTTGCATGATTGCGCACAAATTGAACCGCAGGCAGATCAGCCAGCGCCTCTCAATGCAGCAGGTGATTGACCTTACGCGTGCGGACGATCCGGCAATCTGAAAAAATCGAATTGATTTAAAAAACTGCCAGACACTTTTGCCGTCTCGTCGGTATATGGATGGTAAGTCGAGAGGTGCGCGCGTGCGCAAGCAGCTCATCGGTTGGTCTACCTTTCGATGAGACGAAGGAGACGAGCGGGAACACCAATTGAGCGTAAAAAGGCAATTTCTTCATGTTGATCGCGGCTTATGTGTTCACGAGGCTTTTTGACTTCGACCAGCCGGTAGAATGAGGGCTTCTGCGTAGAGCTGTTTCGTGCAAATAGAAATAAGTCCGGAGTACCAAATTTATCCGCGCGGCGTTCGTCTAGGTGGCGGTCAAGTATCGACTGCAGCCGGATAGGTCCCAGAAAAGCGAAGAGATCTTTGATTGCTGATGTCTCTGGTAAATAGAGGTGATGCTGTTGCCTACCAGAGTTAAGTTGTTCACGTGCTGTAGCTATTGCCTGTGTTTCAAGCCCGCAAATGGTTTCAGCGTTCCGTCCAAGGGCTTGGTCAACGCCTCGCCATAGATTTGGTCCGAGCCGACATCCATGAAAAGTATGGTGTGGCATTTCTCTTTTTCGCCAACGGATTAGAGCGACATCTTCGGGTATGGCTCGATCCTCGCCAATACCGTCCGGGTCAATCAAATACCGAACCCGGCCGCCATCGTTGACGCGACCGCGCACGATATGACTGATACGCAGGGCTGGGGCTTTATTGATCTCGGTATCAAAGGCGGGCGCTTGAGACATTGCTTGTTCTTTCTTGGGTACGCGCCCATGAGAAGACGGGAACGAAGGTCTATGCAAGCGCGAAAAACACAGCACTTGGTGATCGGTTTCATGAAAAAAACTGTCTCTGCTAACAAAGTTGTGTCACATAACTCATTGAAATTGAACGGGTCCCTCCTGTTCGTGACCGTATTCGGGGGGGCGAGGCCCGAGGGTTTCCCAGTGACACCGCCGAAAATACCCGTTTCGTTTCGGTTTGCACCGAACCCCAACAAAACAAAGGCCTGACGGCCTCGAAACCTACGCCTGAACCGAAACGGGGGTCTGACCCCATTTCGCTTCGGCCCTCAGACCCATTTCGCTTTCGGGCATCCCCAAGGACAACACCATGGACGTCGTCGACCTGCCGCTCGAGCAGATCATTCCCTATGCGCGCAACCCGCGCCGCAACGAGCAGGCAATCGCGACGGTCGCGGCCTCGATCCAGGAATTCGGGTGGCGCCAGCCCATCGTCGTGGACGAGGCGATGGTGGTTCTCGCAGGGCACACCCGGCTGGAGGCTGCGCGCAAGCTCGGCTTCAAGACCGCGCCGGTGCATGTCGCAAAAGGGCTGACCGCATCGCAGGCTCGCGCCTTCCGGATCATGGACAACCGCTCGAGCGAGAACGCCGAGTGGGACAAGGACCTCTTGAACCTTGAACTGGCGGACCTGCTGGAGGCTGATTTCGATCTCGGGCTGACGGGCTTCACAGACGACGAGTTGAACGCGCTGATGTCCAGCCTCGAGGAGGGCACCGGCCCGCAGGAGGGTGAGGACGATGTTCCAGAACCCCCCGAGGATCCGATCAGCCGTCCTGGCGACCTCTGGATTCTTGGCAACCACCGGCTGCTCTGCGGCGACAGTACGGTCGCGACGGATGTAGAGCGCGTTTTAAACGGGGTAACACCCCTCCTTATGGCGACAGATCCACCTTACGGTGTGGAATACGACCCCGGCTGGCGCAACCAGGCCGGGGCCGCGAACACCAAGCGTACCGGCAAGGTGCTGAATGATGACCGCGCCGATTGGCGCGAGGCCTGGGCGCTGTTTCCCGGCGACGTCGCCTACGTCTGGCATGGCGCTTTGCATGCAGCCACAGTCGCCGAAAGCCTCGAAGTCGCAGGCTTCACCATCCGCTCCCAGATAATCTGGGCCAAGGATCGGCTGGTTCTGAGCCGGGGCGATTACCACTGGCAACATGAGCCCGCTTGGTATGCTGTACGCAAATCCGGCAAGGGGCACTGGGCGGGGGACCGCAAGCAGACCACGCTTTGGCAAATAGCCAACAAGGATCAGGACGAAAAGACCGTCCACGGGACACAGAAGCCCGTGGAATGCATGCGACGTCCGATCCTGAACAACTCGAGCCCGGGTCAGGCGGTCTACGAGCCTTTCATGGGATCGGGCACCACGCTGATCGCGGCCGAGACCACGGGCCGCGTCTGCCTCGGTATCGAGCTGAACCCGGCATACGTCGATGTGGCGGTTGCACGTTGGCAAAAGTTTACGGGCAAGCAGGCCATTCTGGACGGAGGCGAGCAGACCTTCGATGCCCTGAAAGCTGAGCGTGAGGCCGCATGAAACAGTCCCGCCTCATGTCACTAATTGAAGCGATCACCAACGTGATCGTCGGATACGGCGTCGCGGTTGTGACGCAAATCCTGATCTTCCCGATCTTTGGCTTGCACACGACGCTCGCGCAAAATCTGCAAATGGGCTTGCTGTTCACCGGCGTCAGCATAATCCGCTCGTTCCTGCTGCGGCGGCTCTTCGAGGCCATTCGGGTGGCAAAAATCGAGGGCTAGATCAGGCCGAGGTCTTTCAGGCAGCTGGCGGTGTCCATCAGCTGATGGGTCGGAACCTCGACCGTGATCGTGAAGCTGTCGGCAAAGGTTTTGCCGTAAACGCCCCCGTCGTCCATAAGGGCCATTTCGATCTCTTCAAGGACGACGGTGATGCGGCTGCGGTCGAAGTGCTCGGGCAGGTTCCGAATGGGGAGCCGAATGCTGGTGGTTTCCATGGGGGTCACTCCGCGTGCTCGCCTTCCTTGAAGGCGCTGTCAGTGATGCGCTTCAGGAGCTCGGCGTAATAGTCAAGGTTGCCGACATGGCCCCAATGAACCTCGTTGGGGTGAGTGTCGAAGTGATCGTCGCTCAGCGTCTGTAGCCGCGCGAGCATCGTGTCGATCGCGGCCTTCTCGGCGATGAACGCGTCTTGGGCTGTTGGGCGGTGGCTCATCTTGAGGCGTCCTGAATTGCGTTGGGTGCTGTCATGAGGTTCGCTCTAGTGGCGAGGTTTATCCAGTGAATTCGACACGATTCCATATAGTTAATAGAAATCTCGAGGTCTGCGAATGTCATCCGCCACACAACCCATCGGCGTGATTGCGCGGCTGCTGGACCTTTCGGAACGACGGGTCCAGCAACTAAGCCGCGAGGGTGTGATCCCGAAGGCTGAGCGGGGTCAGTATGATCTGATCGGGTCGGTGCGGGGCTATGTCCGCTATCTGCGCGATCAGGCGCTGAAGGCGCAGGCGGGTGCGCCAGACTATGCCGCTGAACGGGCCCGCTTCATCCGAGCACGCGCTGACCTCGCCGAGATGGAAGCCGAAGAAAAGCGCCGCTCGCTGATCGCGGCCGAACAGATCGAGGCGGCCTGGATCGCGGTGTTGGCGCTCTTGCGCACCCGACTGCTGGCTCTGCCTGACCGTTTGGCACCACAAGCCTTTGAACAATCAACCGTCGGAGACACCCGGAACCTGATCCGCGCCGCCATCCGCGAGGTGCTCGATGATCTCGCGCAGCCAGACATTGAACTTGAAGCCGACATTGACCTCGCGGAGTGCGCTCACTCTGCAGGGGTCACCGATCCTGAAGCGGACAGTGGCAAAGGCACTGGCGGTTTTGAAGCCGCCGCCGGATCTGACGATCAGCGATTGGGCGGACCAGAACCGCCGGCTCAGCTCTGAAGCCAGCGCCGAGCCAGGACAATGGCGCACGAGCCGCGCTGAATACCAGCGCGGGATCATGGACGCGATCTCGGATCCGGCGGTAGAAACCGTTGTGATCATGTCGAGCAGTCAAATCGGCAAGTCGGAGTCGATCCTTAATATGGTCGGCTATCACATCGACCACGACCCTGCGCCGATCATGGTGGTGATGCCGACCGAGCGCGATGCCGAAACCTGGTCGAAGGACCGTTTCTCGCCGATGGCGCGAGACACGCCGTGCCTGCAGGGCAAGATCGCCGATCCGCGGTCGCGGGATGGCAACAACAAGATCCTGCACAAGCGGTTCCCGGGCGGGCATCTGACCATTGTCGGAGCAAACGCGCCCTCGGGGCTTGCGAGCCGACCGATCCGGCTGCTGCTCTGCGACGAGGTCGATCGCTATCCGTTCAGTGCAGGCGCTGAAGGCGACCCGGTCAACCTCGCGAAGAAGCGGACGGTGACGTTCTGGAACCGCAAGATCGTGCTGGTCTCGACGCCGACCAACAAGGGTGCGAGCCGGATCGAGGCGGCGTTTGAAGAAAGCGACCAGCGCCGGTTCTGGGTACCTTGCCCCGCATGCGGACATGAACAAATTCTGACTTGGGGACAGGTGAAATGGGACAAGGACGAGAACGGCAGCCATCGCCCCGAAACCGCCGGCTACCACTGCGCCGACTGCGACGCCGCGTGGAAGGATGAGACCCGCTGGGCCGCCATCTCGAAGGGCCGCTGGATCGCGGACGCGCCATTCAATGGGATAGCGGGCTTCCATCTGAACGAGATCTATTCGCCCTGGGTGCGGCTCGAGGCCATGGCCAAGGCGTTCCTGTCCGCGCGCTCCGGTGGGGACGAGACGATGAAGACGTTCATCAACACATCTCTCGGCGAGACCTGGATGGAGAGTGGCGAGGCCCCGGACTGGCAGCGGCTCCAGGGGCTGAAGGAAGATTGGCGCGCCGGTACGGTGCCGGCGGGCGGGTTGTTTCTGACCGCTGGGGTCGACGTCCAGAAAGACCGGATCGAGGTTGATGTCTGGGCATGGGGCAAAGGCCTGCAAAGCTGGCTCATTGATCACATCGTCATCGAGGGCGGCCCGGGCGATCCGGCGTGCTGGCAGAAACTGACTGACCTACTTGGCAGGACTTGGGCTCACGCCAGCGGCACGCCGATGACTATCGCGCGGCTCGCGATCGACACAGGCTATGAAACGGCAGCCGTCTATGCCTGGGCGCGGCAGGTGGGCTTTGGTCAGGTGGCCCCGATCAAGGGCCTTGAGGGCTTCAATCGCGCGAGCCCGGTGACGGGCCCGACGTTTGTCGACGCGACGATCGCGGGCAAACGTCTTCGCCGTGGGGCGCGGCTTTGGACCGTGGCAACATCGACATTCAAGGCCGAGACCTACCGCTTCCTGCGGCTTGATCCGACGGAAACCAGCCCGGCGGAGGAGGAGAAGTTTCCTCCCGGCTTTCTTCATCTGCCGGGCTGGGTCGATGCCGAATGGCTGAAGCAACTGACGGCTGAACAGTTGGTCACGGTCAAGAACAGGCGCGGCTTTGCCAAGCTAGAATGGCAAAAGCTGAGGGAACGCAACGAGGCCCTCGACTGCCGGGTTTATGCACGCGCGGCCGCGTGGATCCTCGGTGCGGACCGCTGGTCGGATGCGCGGTGGGAGGAGTTGGCGGCGCAGTTTGTGGTCACTGATGCCAAGGGTATGGCCTCTACCGCAGGCCCGCAATCTGTACGCAAGGCACAGGTGCGCCGTGTTGTGCGGTCAACATACATGGGATGAGGTTGTAAAGTCAGTGAAGCCGCTTCGCGCGGCTGCGTTCCAATGCCTCAAGCGCGGCTTTACGCTTTTGGGCAATTGAACGGATGCTTTCGGCAATGCGGTCCGCGCCGAAATCCACAGGGTTGAAGGGGCCGCCATACCAGCGCACCAGATCTTTGCGCTGCGGATGGCGTGTTTTCGCCATGGCTTCAACGAAGTCCATGAACCCGGGAGGACCACCCACATCTTCAGGTGGGGCTGTGCGCTCGCCATCGATAAAGAGGGGATAATCGGTGCCGGGAGTTGCTTCGATGACCTCCTCGACAATGACGCGGTGCTGCCAGTCATCGCCAAAATCGTAGGTGTAAAGAAGTTCGGTCACACCACGGTCCACAAGTGTGCCGAGGCGCATGCCCTTGGCCTGATAGATCTTGCGGCCCCAGACCGCATCCTCGGGATCGGGTTCGCCATAGACACATTCGCCCACGGCAAACTGATAAAGATGGTAGTTCTCCCAGGGCATTACCGCCTGAATGATCTCGTGCAGTGCGCAAAGATTGGTCGTCAGGCTGACGTCAACGCACCGCCAGATGAGCGGAGCGATATGTTCGAGTTCAATCCTGATACGGGCGATCTTGGTAGACATGGCACGGCCTGACGGTGGTTTTGCTCCGAACTTAAAAGGTGATGGCGATGGCCACAATCACAGACCTGCGCGCCCGCCGGGAAGTGCTCTCTGCACAACGCGCCTCCGGCGTGGCGCGCGCCAGCTATGACGGCAAGACGGTGGACTATCGTTCCGTTGCGGAAATCGACCGGGCCATCGAGGCGCTTGACCGCGAGATTGCAGCGGCCGAGGGGCGGAAACTCATCCGCCAAGTTCGCATAACAGCGACCAAGGGTCTCTAACCGACATGGCATTGTTCGACATGTTCCGCCGCTCCAAGCCGAGCGGCCCTGAAGCCATGCGCGCGCGTCTCGAGGGGGCGATGGCCAAGCGCCGCTTGCGGGGCTGGAACCCGCCCTTGGAAAACATCAACGCGCTGGTTGCCTCGGGTGGGTCGCGACTGCTGGCCCGCTCCCGCGAGCTGGTGGTGACGAATGGGTACGCAGCCAATGCCTGTGAGGCTTTTGCCGCGAACCTTGTCGGGGATGGGATCAAACCCTCCTCGCTCATTGGCGATGCCGACTTGCGCGACCAGGTCCAGAAGCTCTGGCTCGCCTGGACGGATGAGGCAGATGCTGATGGACTAACTGACTTCTACGGTCTGCAGGCCATGGTCGCGCGTGAGATGTTTGCCGCCGGTGAATGCTTTGTGCGCTTGCGTCCGCGACGGGCGGAAGACGGGCTGTTGGTGCCGCTACAGTTGCAGCTTCTCCAATCCGAGATGCTGCCCTTCGAGAAAACCGAGACCGATCCAAATGGAAACCGCATCCGCTGCGGGATCGAGTTCGATCTGATCGGGCGGCGGGTGGCTTATCACTTCCGCCGCCGCCATCCGGGCGACAGTACGGACCAGCGGGTGGCTGTGCCCGAGACGGTGCGTGTGCCTGCCGAGGAAGTGCTGCATATCTACCGTCCCATCGATGCGGGCCAAATTCGGGGCCTGCCGCATGTGGCACCTGCCATGGTGCGGTTGTTTCTCTTGGACCAATACGACGACGCCGAACTTGACCGAAAAAAGACGGCGGCGATGTTCGCAGGGTTCATCACCAAAACGGCCCCCGAGGACCCGATGATGGGCGAAGGCGAGGCCGATCTCGACGGAGCGGCGATCGCCAGCCTGGAACCCGGCACCATGCAAGTGCTGTTGCCGGGCGAGGATGTGAAGTTCTCGAGCCCGGCCGATGTCGGCGGCGGCTATGAGGCGTTCCAGTACCGCACGCTCTTAGCTGTCTCGGCCTCATTAGGTCTGCCTTACCATCTCGTCACCGGGGATGTCCGGCAAGCAAACTATTCCAGTTTGCGGGCTGAACTTGTCGAGTTCCGCCGCCGCATTGGGCAGTTGCAGCACGGCGTCATGGCCCACCAGCTGTGCCGGCCCGTATGGCGGCGCTGGCTGGAAACGGCTGTTTTATCCGGTGCTTTGGATGCCAACCCTGCAACCGTCCGCCCCGTACAATGGATTCCACCACGATGGGATTGGGTTGATCCACTCAAAGACATCCAAGCGCAGGTACTGGCGATGGAGGCTGGGCTTACGTCCCGACGCAAAGTCGTTGAGGCCACAGGATATGACATTGAAGAGGTCGATCGCGAGAATGCCTCCGACGCGCAACGCGCAGGTGATCTGGGTCTGACCTACCGTGCGAGCCCCGGTGAAACGCAGGGGGCACGGGCCACGCCAGTTCAAGAACCTAACCCAAATTTTAATGACGGACCGTCCGACAATAACTCGGGCTCCGACCTACAACAGGAGTAACCCCATGAAATCCTGGTACACAATTCGAGCCCGCACCTCTGGTGCGCAAGAAGCGCATACGGAAGTGCTGATCTATGACGAAATCGGTGCCTATGGTGTCACGGCGAAAGGTTTTCTGGCAGAATTCGGTTCGCTGCCCGATGATGCTGCGATCGAACTACGCCTTAATAGTCCCGGTGGTTCAGTCTTTGATGCGGTCGCTATTTACAATGCACTGAAGCGCCATTCGGGCGAGATCACCGTTTGGATAGACGGCATTGCGGCTTCGGCGGCAAGCTATATTGCGATGGCGGGTGACGCCATCGTCATGCCCGAAAACGCCTTCTTGATGATCCATGACCCTTCAGGGCTTGTCATGGGGACGGCTGAGGATATGCGGTCTACGGCTGAGGCGCTCGACAAGGTTAAAGGCAGCCTGATCCAGGGCTATGCGGCGAAGTCAGGCAAAGATGACGACGATATTGCCACCCTAATGGCAGCTGAGACCTGGCTTGATGCCACTGACGCGTTGGAACTTGGTTTTATCGACCGGATCGCCGAGCCTGTGAAGCTTGCCGCGTCTTTTGATGTTGCACGGTTCCGCAATGCACCGCCCGAGTTAGTCGATGCGGCTAACCAACCCGATGAGCCTTTAGACATTGAGGCGCTGCCCGAGGCTATTTCAGACGTTAAAACCCAAGATAAGCCTGAACGCCTGGCTGCAGACCCGCTAAATAGTGCAACAAGTGCCCCCGAAGTGACTGACACTGAAACCGTTCGTGCCGAGGTTATGGCCCATGCACGCGCCGTGATCGACCTCTGTCGCCTTGCAGGCCAGCCGCAGATGGCAGGCCGCTTCCTCGAAGACGGCCTAGGCCTTGATGAGGTCCGCAACCGGCTCCTCATGAGCAAGGCTGAGGCAACCCCTGACATCTCTGCCGTACATGCCCAACCCGGGCGCGTGGCAACCACTCATTCCTGGGGCGATGTGATCGCCCGAACCTTCAAGACGAAAGGATAATGCATCATGACAACGCTCACTGAAGGCAACCACACGGGCGGTTTCCTCGTCTGGGAAGTGCTTCGCGAATATACCCGAGAAACCGTCACGATCGCGTCTGGTGCTGGGAAACTCGCGACCGGCACAGTGCTCGGAAAGATCACCACCGGTGGCAAATATACTGGCCTCACACCAGCTGCGACGAATGGTAGTCAAAATGCTGCCGGCATTCTCTGGGCGAGCGTTGACGCGTCTGCGGGCGATGCGCCCGGCATTGTTGTCCTGCGCGGCCCTGCGCTTGTGAACCAGCATGAGATCGTCTGGCCCGATGGAGCGACCGAGGCCCAGATCACCTCGGCCACTAATGCACTTGCTTCGCTTGGCATCATTCTGCGCTGAGCCTCTGATATAAGGACCCCGACACATGGCAACCATGGATATTTTTGAAGGCGATGCCTTCTCAGTTATTGAACTTACGCGGGCTTTGGAAAACATTCCGTTTAAACCGGCCACTCTCTCTGGCTCTGGCCTTTTTGGTGAACGGGGTGTGAGAACACGTACCGTCGTCATTGAGAGCCGAGATGGCACGCTGTCACTTATTCCGTTCTCGGAGCGTGGCTCGAGTTACGATCAGCAACAGCCTGAAAGCCGGCAAGTGCGCGCGTTTGTGTGCAGGCAGTTTAAAAAGCAAGATGTTCTTTGGGCCTCTGAGATCCAGGGTATTCGCGAGTTTGGGAGTGAATCTATCACGCAACAAGCACAGGCTGAGGTTGCACGACGCATGCGACGTTTGCGGTCAGATGCGGAAGCCACGTTCGAATATCATTTGTTAAATGCCATTCAAGGCGTGGTGAAGGATCCACGCGATGGATCAGAAGTGATTAACTTTGCAAATGAGTTTGGTATAACGCCATCTGCAGAAGTTGATTTTGACCTTGATAATACATCGCCAGGCTCAGGCGTTTTGCGCAAGAAATGCCAGGCGCTCATTGAAAGCGTTGAGGAAAGTCTTGGGGGTCTGGTCATGGGGCCTGTGAACTTGCGTGCTGAATGTGGTTCTGCGTTTTTTGCAGATTTAGTTGCCCACAAAGAGATCCGTGAAACGTATTTAAATACCGCCGCTGCGAGCGAGTTGCGGGGCAGGGTCGTGGACGAGGTGAACTTTGGGGGCATTACCTTCCGTCGGTATGGAGGCAATTCGAGCATTGGCGTGCCAACTGACAAGGCTTTTTTCTACCCGCAAGGCATTGACGGTCTTTTTGAGATCTATTTTGCGCCTGCGGATACGTTTGAAACGGTAAATACTTTGGGCTTGCCGCTCTATGCCCGAATGATCCCAGATCGTGAACGAGATGAGTGGGTGCGCCTTGAGATCGAAAGCAACCCGCTGCCAATCTGCACCCGGCCGCAGGTGTTGCGGACGGCCAAGAGGACGTGATGACAGCCCTTTATGATGCGGTTGAGCTCCTGTTTTGCGATATCAATTTGGCGGTTGAGATTTGGTATCGCGACGGCGAGGGGCAGTTCACACGTTGTCGGGGCATTTTGCGCCAACCCGATGTAGTAACAGAGTTCGTATCCGCTCGATTGCTTTGTGACAGCACTCGGATTGACGTTTTGGTAAGAGATATTCCTGACCCTAGGCCAGACGAGCAAATTCTGATTGGGGAAGAAACCTTCCTGATACACGGTGAACCGCGCCGTGACCGCGAGCGACTGGTTTGGGCCCTAGAGCTTTCTCCCGCGTGAAACTCCATCTCGATATCACACCTGACCTCGTCGCCGTCATGGCCGCCGAGATCAACGCTGGTGAAAAGGCCGTCAGCGCCGCGATGCGAGAAGTTGGCACGGACCTAAAATCCGCCTGGCGTGGGCAAATCACCCAAGCGGGGCTTGGCCGTCGCTTAGCAAATTCAATCCGGAACCAGAGCTATCCTAGAACTGGTGAAAGTTTGAATGCGGCAGCGCTCGTGTGGTCGAAGGCGCCGGAGATTATCGGGGCGCATGACGCTGGGCCATTAATCCGCTCGAAGGTCGGCTTTTGGCTGGCCATACCGACGGCGGCAGCCGGAAAAGGCCTGAAAGGCGGCCGTATTACTCCGGGCGAGTGGGAACGTCGACGGGGGCTAAGCCTGCGGTTTGTTTACCGCCGTCGAGGGCCGAGCCTCTTGGTGGCCGATGGACGGTTGAACAGTCGTGGGTTGGGTGTTGCATCGCGGTCCAAGACTGGACGCGGCAAGGCGACAGTACCGATTTTTTTGCTCGTGCCGCAGGTGAAGATGGCGAAACGGTTGGATCTGGCGGGGGATGCGGATCGTGTGAGCCTCCCCCACTGA